GCATAAGGAACAGACATGGAAATCAGAATTCGTGAAACAGGACAGGTCATGTTTGAGAGAGAGTTTCGTGCATCTCACCAAAACACCTCTTTTCCCCCTCAGTTGACTGCTGAGTTACTGGACAGCATGGGCGCTGATGTCGTCTTTGAAGGCGCTCAAGCACAACCGACTCGTTATCAAGTTGGGTTCCGTGACGGTGTTGAGCAGGTTGAAGGTAAATGGTTCACCAAGTATTCGGTTGTTGACATGGACGACGATGCTAAAGCCGCCAAGGATGCAGAACAGGCAAAGTCGGTTCGCTCTGACCGAGACAACAGGCTTGCTGCGACAGACTGGCGGTTCCGCTCGGACATGACACCTTCTCAGGAATGGAAGGACTACTGCCAAGCTCTGCGGGATGTGCCTGCCCAGGCTGGCTTCCCGTGGGATGTTCAGTGGCCTGAGCAGCCTTGAGGTAAGGGGGCATGATGTCGTCTGATGATTTGGATGTGAGGCTTGCTGTGCATGAGGCCACTTCCGCACAACGCTATCAGCACATTGAAGAGCGTCTTGAGGCTGGTGACAAGCGCATGACCAAGATTGAACACCTGCTTTATGCGGTGATCTTGCTGGTGCTGTTTGGGCCAGGTGTGGCTGCTGAGTTCGTTAAGAAGTTAATCGGGATGTAAGCCATTGACCCGATCTCACTCCTCCTCATGGCGCAGTCAACGGTGGCTGCGATCAAGAAGGGGTGCCAGCTTCTTTCCGAAGGCAAGGCCGAGATCGGCAAGCTCAAGTCCACTGTTGAGAAGGGTGTCGCTGATGCCCGCGCCATTTACCAGGAAGTCACTGGTTTGTGGGGTTGGGTCAAGGGGCTGTTTGGAAAGAAGCCCAAGCAATCCGCTCCCGCCGTTCCACCCATCGCGGCCACCGAGCCAGCGCCAGCCGAGCAGCGGATGGAGAAAAAGGCAAATCGCAGACAGACAGAGCCAGAGCTCACCTTTGAGGAGTACCAGACACGCGCCATCCACCAGGTCTGCGAGCAGCTCAAGACCTTCTTTGAAATTCAACGCAAGTTAAGGGAGCACTGCAGGGAACTGGAGGAGCAGTCCAAGACCACGGCCACCATCGAGGACAGCGCCATCGACCGGGTGCAGATTGAACTGCAGCTGGAGAACATGACGGTGCAGGTACGAGAGGCCATGGTTTATGCGCCGCGAGAACTGCGCGACATCTACAGCAGGTTTCTGAAGATGTACGAGCAGATCCTCGAGGAGCAGGAGTTCGACCGCCAGTTGAAGCGCAAGCAGGAACGGGACAAGAGATGGCGACGAGAGGCAATCCGCAACCACCGTATCGACCGGGCTCTAACGCTGGCATGGGTGCTTCTCGTGGTGGCGTGGATGTGGAGTCTGATGCTATCGTTCGGATGGCTCGTGAGGACACCAGATGGTTTGCCGTAGCAGTGGTCATCCTGTCGCTGGTTCTGTTCCTGGCCCTGCCGATCACGGTGCTGATGGCCATCGAGGTGACCACGGCGCGTGCTCAGATGAAGGCCGAGATCAGGGAGATCAGACGGTTAAAAGAGGAACTCAGAAAGGACATGAAAGATGCTGCCAATAGTCGCGGGGATCGTATCGAACCTGATAAGTAATGGGATGCACAAGGTGGCCGATCAGGTCATCGAAAAGGGCGTGGATGCTGTCCAGCAGAAGCTGGGCATGGAGCTCAAGCCCGAGGGCGAAGCAACGCCAGAGTACAACGCCAAGCTGCAGGAGGAGGCGAACCGCCACTCCGAGTTCATGGCCGAGCTCGATGAGAAGTCTACCCAACGAGCAACGGATATGTACATGGCAGACGCAAGCACCCGCAGGTTCAGCCAGCAATACGCCTGGTTCATCACCGTGGTGTCGTTCGCCTACTTCTTCATCGTCTCGTTCTACCCGGTCGAGAACAAGAACCGCGACTTCATCAACATCATCTTGGGCTTCTTGATCGGCACCGCGGTCAACTCGCTGATTCGCTTCTTCTACGGGTCGAGCAACAAGAGCCAGGAGGCGGTGGATCAGAAGCAGAAGGAGCAGCAGCAATGATCCCAGGCATTGAGCAGCTCAAGGCTGCAGGCATCAAGCATGAGGTGGCCGAGCGCTGGCTTCCCCAT